ATCCAGCACTGAAGGCATTGCGGGCGTGTTAACTGGCAATGTAGATGTTATTCTCAACATCTTATCAAATGGGACAGGCGGAGTAACTGACATAATTGTGCCTAACGGTGTGGTTCAAACTAGTACCGATATTGTAACAGCGATTGATTTATTAGAAGCAAATGCAAATTTTATTAAAGATGAAGTTATTGCAAGAATTGATTTAGACAATACTGAATTTGAATACGACAGAACAAAATGCAGAAGAGATATAGGCTATATTGTTGACAGCATTGGTTTTGATTTACAACACGGAGGTAACAGACAAAGTGTTACTTCCGGAGTTTACTACTACGGATTTAATGCAGCTGACACTGCTATTGACGATCAGATTCCTCAGACAACTGCGGCATACAATTACATTAGAGAACTGGTTGATAAAATAATTCAAGGTACTGCAATTCCAGTAACTTATCAAAAGAAAGTTCCACAAGTATTGTCTTCAGCAGTAGGTACTCCTGCTGAAGTAAGTTTAGTGCAGGCAAAAATTGATAATATCACAAACATCATTGAAAATGGTCCAGGCGTTGCACCTACACAAGAGCCGATCAGTGCAGTAGCAAGCACTAGCACTGCGGTTGTAAACTCGTTTAGTATCTTGTTAGCAAACAGAGCTTTTGTTCAAGCAGAAGTTGTGGCATATATTGATGCAGTGTTTACTGATGCAACAAATTATGATAGAGCAAAATGTTTTAGAGACACTGGTGCAATTGTAGACGCAGTGGGATACGATCTAATCTATGGCGGAAACTATAATTCTGTAAACACTGGTAATGGATACTTCTTGCGTAAAGGGCAGTATCATTTAGTGAGACTAGAACAGAACGTAACTGACCCAACATTGTTTATTGATGGTGCAAGTGTTAGATTCTATCAACAGAGTTATATTTCTGCTTCTGGCTATTTGTTTGAATATGTTGGTGCAGGTACACAGTACGGGGCATTGCCTCAAGTTGGTACTGCTGACCCTCAACAGAGCAAAGAAGTAGTTCAGTTAAATAATGGTAAGGTGTTCTTTACTTCAACAGATCAAAATGGCGACTTCCGAATCGGACCTACACTGGTTATTAGCCAGAGTACAGGCGTTCTAAGCGGACGAACTTTCCAAAAGAGTTTGTATGCTGAAATGACACCGTTTATCTTGGTTGTAGGAGCATAACGTGGCATCATTATTAAGCGGAGCAGTTAGAAACCCGACCTCCCCGTCGGGCTATATCACATTAGGTCAAGCCCAGGCCGCGTTGGGTAATACTCCTACAACTTCAACTGGTTACACGCTAATAACTGCAAACAGTCAAACAACATATTCTTCTAGTCTAGGTCGAATTGAGTTTACATTTACTAATACAGCAAACTTTATTTCAAGTACAATACCCGATGGCGATGTAATCTACAGACCCAACGGAACTGGCACATTATATCTATACGGCGAAGTGGTTATTCCTAGCTTAGATGCACAAACTGCATTTAAAGGACCAGTGCAGGCAGCAACTACAGCTAACATTGATTTAATTGGAGGTGCACCAATTGAGGCTGATGGCTACGCTTTAGAATTAAATGATCGTGTTTTGGTCAGAGCACAGACTAATACTGCAACTAACGGTATATATGTGGTCAGTTTCTTAGGATCAGGCAGTAATGGCACATGGGCAAGATCAGCAGATACCAATACTGCTGAAGAAATGGCAGCAGCCATCGTTAGCGTTATTAACGGTGATACGTTATCTGGTCGTTATTTTTATAACGATTTTAAAGCCACTAGTACATTAGGTACTGCTCCGGTAAATTGGTATCAGATTATTGCTGATACTAAAAATCAAGATATCACAAATAAGTTAATTGATGCAACTGATATTGGTACTCGTATTCCGGGTAAAGGCGTTTTTACAGAAATTGAAAGCACTGGATCGTTTGTTGCAAACAAATTAAGATTAACTAGCACAGAAACTTCTACAACTACAGACAGCGGTGCTCTTGTAGTTGCAGGCGGTGTTGGTATTGGCGACAATATGAACATTGGCGGCCCTGTAAGAATATACGATCTAACTTCCGCAACTAGTACGTTCACTGGTGCATTGATTGTTCAGGGCGGTGCAGGATTTAATGGTGATATCTATGCACAAAGATACTTTGCCGAAGGCGAACCGCTTGATAATCTGTATTGGAACGGCGGCGAAATATCAGCACCGTTGAGAATTAGAAATCCAGCAGAAGCCACAAACACCTATTCCGGTGCGTTACAAGTGTGGGGCGGTGCAGGTATTGGCGGCGACTTATATGTTGGCGAGAGCATTACTTTAGAATCTCGAGTACAGACGGATAGCGTTTATTTTAGAATGCGTAACACGGCCACTAACGGCCAGAGCTACACATGGAGAGTAGGCGGAAATAACTTTGAAGGTCAGGCAGGTGCTAACTTAAACGAAGGTGGCCTAACTTTATATAATGACACACAAAACGTTTATCGATTGGCTATTACAAAAAGCACAGGAAATTTGCTTGTAGGAGCCCAAACCGACAACGGCGTAGACAAATTACAAGTAGCAGGAAGTGTCCGTTTTGGAGACGGTCAACTGTTTACACGCAGTACCAGCATAAATAACACAAGTACTACGGTAATAGACAGTTTTCCTGCTGCAAATTATAGGACTGCGAAGCTTTTAATTCAGATAGCTGACGGAGTAGGAACAAGTGCAAAGTTTCATGTGGTAGAAATAGTTGTATTAGTGGATAATAATGGAAACGTTTACAAATCAGAATACGGTATTATTACTACAGGAGGCACAGTGGGAGAGTTTGATGTGGATTATAATATAGGAGGCAATGGTCTAGTACGATTGTTATTCACAGCAGACGCTACATCGGCTAAGCAAGTTAAAACAGTAAGAACTAGCATCAGTAGGTAACAAAGGAACAACAGATGGCACAAATAAAAGATTTCGTCGTCAAGCAAGGCATAGTAGCAGAAGGAATTGCACAGTCACTAGCAACTTCTTCCGGTGCTTTAATTGTCGCCGGCGGTGCGGGCGTAGGCGGAAACATCAACGTCGGCGGATCTATTAAACGACACGGCAATGTCGCACAAGGGCGTGAACACAGTATAGGTGCTCAACTTTCTTTAAGAGATGCTACATTCACCGATGAATTAATCACCGGTAGAACTACTTGGGGTATTGTAAACTATTTTGGTAGTTCAGTACTTGATACAATCAGTGAAAATGCAACATATACAAATGCTGCCAGTATATACGTTAAAGGTGCACCAGCAGCTGGTACTAATTTAACAATTGAAAAAGCATGGTCATTGTATATTACTTCTGGAACAATGTTCTTGGGAGAAACAAGCGGCAATACTTCAACTACTTCTAGTCAAGCCCTGCAGGTTGCTGGCGGAATTAGCTTTAATAACGGTATGGTCGGTTATGGCGGCGGTAGTTTATTTGGACCGTGGGCATTAAATAGCAGCGAAATTTTAACTCGTGCAACACAAAACGTAGGACTTGTTGAATTCCCAGACGGAATTCGTATTACTACTTCTACACAGTCCTACAGCACAGTAACGGGTGCGTTAGTAGTTGACAATAATGGCGGTGCTGGTATTGGCGGAAACTTATACTTAGGTGGTTATTTTGTAGGTGAAACTACAGGAACTTTCCTAAGTACTATTAATTCATTATCTACATCAACGGGGGCATTGACTGTCAAGGGCGGTTTAGGTGTAGGCAAAGACATTTATGCACAAAACGGTTTCTTTGTCAGCGGCAACTCTAACACTGCCACAGTTGGCGGCAACAGTTTACAAGTAACAAACGGCGGCGGATTAGGCGTAACCGGTGTTGCAAGATTTGACAATCAAGTATGGCTAGCTAGTTTAACTGACAGCACAGGTTTTGGAACAGGTGCATTGATTGTTCAAGGCGGTGCAACAGTTGAACGTAACTTGTCTGCAAACACTGCCGAAATATTAGATAACACAGCAGCAAGCTCCACTGACACTGCGGCATTTACTGTAGTCGGCGGTGTTGGCATTGGAAAGAATTTAATTATTGGTGCTGTTGGAAGTTCTACAGGAACAACTGCAACTAATGCATTAATAGTTGGGGGCGGCGGATATTTTGGCGGATCATTAACAGTTGACGGATCAACTGTGATCAAAGGAGACTTGTTCTTATTGGGCACAGGTACTCAGGTAACTATTAATTCAACAAACACATATATTGTTGATCCTGTTATTGAAATTGGTGGCGGAATTGACGGCTCAATGCTGACAATTCCAGATGTGTATGACAAGGGATTATTGATTCACTATCAAAATTCTGTAAGCACAGCTACTGATTATCGTGCATTTATTGGCTTAGAAAATACCACAGAAAGATTCATCTTTAAACAAGAAATTCTTCCTGGTGTTTCCGGTAGCGACCCATTTGGCAACTATTACAATAGTGGAACATGGAGCACATTAGAAGCTGGTAGCTTAATTTTACGCGATGCTACTGAATCTGTTGATGCAGATACTGGTGCATTGATTGTTGAAGGTGGTATTGCTGTTAGTGGTAACAGTACTTTTGCCAGCTCAACAGTAACATTTACCAGCGGTGCATTCTCGTTAACTAACATTGTTAACAATGCAGTTCAAATTCCTACAGGTGGACTTGGAACTAGATATCTTTATGTTGAAGAAGAAGGCTATATTGGTAATGCTAGAATCCTTACAACTGGTACAGTTAACGACAATATTGGCGGTATCTTTACATTAAGTTTTGCATTTATTAATTTAACACAATCGGACGGTACTGACACTGGTGCAGTTACAGTATCTGGCGGTGTGGGCATTGGTGGCAATCTTAATGTTGGTGGCAATCAAACACTAGGCGGCACGCTACGAATCTTAAATGATACCCAATCTGACAGCACTGACACGGGTGCGTTAACTGTTGTTGGTGGAGTTGGTATTGGCAAAAATGTCAATATTGGCGGCCAAACAAAAATATATGACACTACACAGAGTACCAGTACTGACACCGGTGCATTAGTGGTAGGTGGCGGTGCAGGTATTGCAGGTGACTTAACTGTTGGTGGTCTTGTAACTGTTGTAAACACATTAACTGTTGAAACTCTAGTTGTTACTAGTGAAATAGACAGCACTGCAACAAATAACGGTGCTGTGGTAATTGCAGGTGGCTTAGGTGTTGGCAAAACTATTAATGCAAATAGAATTAATATTCAAACTGCAAGTATTAATAGCGGAACAAGTTCTACATCAACTACTACAGGTGACTTAACAGTTGTTGGCGGAGTTGGCATTGGTGGTGCAGTATTTGTAGGTAAAGAACTACAGGTATTAAGCACTGACACTGCAATTAACACTTCAACAGGGGCAATAGTAGTCAAGGGCGGAGTTGGCGTTGCTAAAGATGTATTCATCGGCGGAAAGCTAATTCGATCTGGACAGGTAACACAAGATGTAATCAATGCATTAGGTGCAGGCTTAATACTAAGTTCATCAACCTACGTTGATTCTTTAACATCTGGTACTCCTAATTCGTTAGCTATTCACAGTATTGGTCGTCCAACTATTCAAGGTGTATTGAATCCAGTATGGACTAATGCTGCTACAGTATTCATTGATAACGAACCACTATTTACAGGTGGTTCTGATGCTACTAACAAGTGGGCATTGCAGGTTAACAACGGCAAAGTTAAGCTAGGCGGTACAAACTCTAACGTAGGCACAACTACTTCAGGGGCATTGCAGGTAGTTGGTGGAGTTGGAGTTGGCGGAAATATTACTTCAGGCGGCGAAGTTAGAGCACAGACTTTTAAAGTTGTTGATAACCAGATTAGTTCTGCAACCGTTATTGGTAAGAGCAATGATTCTGCTGTGACAATTGACACATATGTAGGTAATGAATTTACTACAGCTAAGTATCTTGTACAGATAGTTGACTTGGGAACTCCTAATAAATTCCATGTGGTTGAATTAATGGTAACATACGACGGGTCCAACGCCACTAGCGGAGTCTACATCAGTCAATATGGTATTATTACAAACACGGGTGAATTAGGTACCTTTGATGTTACTTATAATACAGGCAATATTAATGTTATCTTTACACCAAACTATACTCCGGTAAGTATGAATCTTAGAGCTTTGCGTATGGCAATAGTGACTTAATAAATACTAAAAATTTAAAGCCGTCAAGTGGAAAGGGAAACTGAGTGGCACAAGCTGATTTCATCGTTAAAAACGGTGCTGTAGTTCTTAATGGTTTAACAGCCACATCAACCAGCACCACAACAGGAGCACTCGTTGTACACGGGGGCATCGCAACATCGGGCCGATCCACGTTTGGCGGTCCACTATTCATAATAAACACCACCACATCTACTAGTTCACTAACAGGTGCATTAGTGGTCGCAGGCGGAGTGGGCATTCAAGGTGATTTAATTGTTCAGGGTGTTAATTTATTAAAAAGTGATTATCATCATTTCTATGTTTCTGAAGACGGTGACAATAATGCAAGCGGCAAATTGCCGCAATCTGCTGTTAGAACTGTAAAGCGAGGTTTAGAACTTGCAGATGCCGTTGGAGCAAATGCTGCGGTTAACATTTTAGCAGGAACATACGTTGAAGAATTCCCGCTAACTGTACCAGCTGGAGTATCAGTTAAAGGTGCAGGACTTAGACAGGTATACGTTTCTCCTACTACTGCAACCAATACACAGAGTGCATTTTTATTAAACGGTGAAACCACAATCAGCGACTTTACTGTTGGCGGATTTTACAAACCGGGATATGCATTTAAGTTTGCACCGGGTGCAAAAATCACAACACGTAGCCCGTATGTAGAACGATTTTCAGTACTGACAAAAGGATCAAACCCTACGGTAGGTGACCCTTACGGTTTTGACAGCAATGATGCAGGCGGCGGTGCATACTTAGATGGTGCAAATGTTGACCCTACCAGTCTCGAAGCAGCCTTTTTATTCAACGAAGCAACTTTTATTGTTCCTAGCAGTGAAGCGGTACATATTACTAACGGAACAAGAGTTGAATTATTAAACGGTTTTAGTTATTTTGCAGATAAGGGTATTGTTGGTACCAGCGGATCTGTTGGTTGGGGTGGTCAAGGCCGTACAAGACTACGTCTAGCAAACAGTACAGGAACATTCACTGTTGGTCATAATCTACATTATGTTGGTTCAACTGGTACATTATTAGCTTCGGGATTAATTGACGAAGTCACTAGCGAATACGTTTACCTAGACGGCAAGGCATCTGGGTTTGTTGAAGCAGCAGACAGAACTGGTAAAACAATTAACGTTTACAATGCCACAGTAATCAGCAGTTTTGAACGCAAGTTCGGAACAGGTGCAGCATACTTTACCACCGACGGCGACTTATTAGACATTGTAAGCGATGCTGATTTACAGTACGGGTTTAGTTCTTATACCGTTGAAGCTTGGATTCACCTAACACAGAATAACAGAAAGCAATACGTTGTCAATAAAGGACTTACTCCTTCAACAACATTTGGTCTTTGGGTAGGTGCAGACAACAAACTTGCAGGACAACACGGTGCTATTGCATTTACTTCTACAAATACCTTAAGCACTGGCACATGGTATCATGTAATGATGAGCCGTGATTTAAGCAATACTAATAGATTGTTTATCAATGGTAACCTTGAAGCAACTACTACTTCGTCTGCAAATATAACCAATGCAGATAGTTTGACAATTGGCGGCTATACAGGTGTACCAACGTTAAGTTTACGAGGTTATCTAGACGAACTTAGAATAAGCACTACTCCTAGATACACCGGATCTTTTACACCTCCAACTAGTGCTTACGCAAGTGACAATAGCACAACTGTATTATTACACTGCGACGGTGCAAATTTAAGTACAAGTTTTACAGATGACGGATTAGGCAGTCAAAACGTTTACTCCACTACTGGAACTTATACTGCGGCAGTAGTAGCCAGTGCTCAACAAATCAGTCTTGCAGATTACAGACAGTTTGGCGGAGAGTTGCGTAGTATTGGATCTGCTGTAGTCTACGGTAATTACGGTATATATGCAGATGGCGAAGGTATTGACTTTAAAGCAATTGCCTTTAACATGAGTCACATTGGTAGCGGAAAAGACTTTACCAACGACCCAAGCCTTGCAATTCAAGCAAATGAAATTGTTAGATTAAATGGTGCAAAAGTATACTTCCAAACAGTTGACCACTTAGGTGACTTTAGAGTAGGTCCTGAATTCCGTATTAATCAACGTACAGGTAACGTTGACTTTGGTACAGCTAACTTTAGATTAGGGCCGTTGTCTAGCTTAACAATCAGTGACGGTGTTAACACATCAGTTTTACAACCTACAAGTATTCAAGTAGGGCAGTTGTTGCTTTCTGGAAGCACAATACAGACAATTAGCGGTAACTTAACTTTAAATCCTGCAGGTAGTTTAACCACAATTGAAAGTGATTTGCAAGTTAACGGTGCATTAAACTTTACTGGACAAATTTTAGCCACAAGTGTTGAAAATGCAGTGTCCACAACGACCGGTGCATTAGTAGTTAGGGGCGGTGTTGGCATTGCTAAAGACCTATGGGTTGGCGGTAAGGCAACTATAGTCGGGGATCTAGTTGTTCGAGGAACAACTACAATTGTTAACAGTACACAGACCAGCATTGTTGACCCTATACTAGATTTAGGTATTAACCCCGACGGAACAGATTTAACAGTTGACGATGGTTTTGATCGCGGTTTATTATTACATTACAACACAGGCTCAGGAACTAGTACATACACAAGAACATTCTTGGGTATGGATAATAATAGTGAAACTCTAATCTATAAAACTGGAGTTATAACAGGTCCTGCAGGAGCATATACTCCTAGCTTTGCAAGTTCTGGTACTTGGGGTGCAGCAAAGTTCGGCACATTAGAATTAATGAGGACCGACGCCGGCGGGTTGCTAAACAGCGGTGCATTAAAAGTAGCAGGCGGCGGCAGCTTTGCCGGAGATTTATACGCTAATAGATATTTTGATTCAACCGGATTAATTGTTTCAACTGCAACAATCGGCCAATATGTTGTAACACAGGCATTGGCCGGTGCTGACATTAATATTGAAAGTGGCATTACATATCCAGGCCGTGGCGTTATTACAATCAGTAATACATCTACACTTCAAACTGTTACACAACGAGGATCAACAACCACTGTTGCATTGACTTTTGCCAATGTAACTAACTCAACCGGTACCACAACTGGTGCATTAGTAGTAACTGGCGGAGTAGGAGTTGGCGGAAACTTATATGCTAGCAACTTATACTCCAATGGAAGTCCAGTTGTAACTGAATCAAGTATTGGAGATTTGGGTGTAACTGCACTAACAGCAGGTACTGACACAGCAGTTTCTTCTTCTACTGGTGTTATAGTTGTTTGGAACACATCTACACTAGACACTGTTGCCAACAGAGGATCAACAACCACTGCGGCAATCACTATTTTAAACACTGCATCTAGTACTTCCACAACCAGCGGTGCGTTAACAGTCCGCGGCGGAGTAGGTATTACTGGCGATGTATATGCTGCTAATATCTATTCAAATGGTATTCAAGTATTAACTACTGAAACAGACACTTTAGAAAGTGTAACAATGCGTGGAGCCATTACTCCTTATGCTGTTACATTCTCAAATACTTCGCAGGCAACAATTTCTGGAAGTACTAAAGCAGTAGGTATTAGTGGTGGCTTATATGTAGGCAAAAAACTCTACGTTAACGAATTTGTCACATTCATGTCAAGCCCTATTGTGGGAGCAATTGACAGCAGAAGTGCGTTAACTGTAAACGGAACAAATCAGCTACAATCATGGTACGACCCAGTCGGCGGGATTGTAGATTTACTATGGACTGGTACAGGCCTTACAGGATACTTCCAACTATTACCTGCAGGAAGTCAAACGCTGGCATTGGGTGCAAACGATGTTGTAAAAATTGCTGGCGGCTCATCAGGTTCTAATTTTGTTGGAATTAATACTGCCACTGCTACTGCTCAACTAGAAGTAGGCGGGGATATCAAAGCTGCAAACATTTATTCAAATGGCAGCTTAGTAATCACCAATGCTTCGTTGGGCACATATGGCGTGACCAGTTTAACTACTGGTTCTGGTATTGCAGTTAATACCAGCACCGGTGCTGTGATTATTGAGTCTATTGACACATTACAGTTAGTCACCGAAAGAGGAAATTCTACAACTAACGCAATTATTATTAACAATAATACTGTATCAAACAGCACATCAACAGGTGCACTGGTTGTTTCTGGTGGTGTTGGTATTGGCGGACAAGCAACAATTGAAACTGCATTAATTACAGTATCTTTAAAAGGAACTCCTGCTGCTACTGCGGTCTTTGAAAATACAACTGCAAGTACAACCACTACTGATGGTGCTGTGGTTATCTACGGAGGGTTGGGAGTCGGTAAACAGGTACGTGCAGCCGAGTTATATGATAGCGGAAATCGTGTTGTTACCAATGTAAATCCAACTGCCGGTTCTGGTATTACTATAACTGATGAAATCAGCGTCGGAACCGCAACCAGCTTTACTATCAATAACACTGGTGTTATTGCCGCAGTCGGATCAACTTACATTGGAGTCAGTTCGGCCACTGGTATTGTGACGTTCACTAATTTAGGTGTTCAGACTCTAACAGCAGGAACAGACACTAGCGTGAGTAGAACTACTGGAACGGTAGTTGTTTGGAATACTTCCACCCTGCAATCTGTTACAAATAGAGGTGCAACTACTACCAATGCTATCAGTATTAGTAATAATACAGATTCAAATACTTCTACAGCAGGTGCATTAACTGTTGCCGGTGGTGTTGGTATAGGCCGTAATTTAATTGTAGGCGGAAACGCTGCAATTTACGGTAATTTACAAGTTTTTGGCACACAAACCTATGTAAATTCAACTCAAACAGTCGTAATTGACCCGGTTCTGAGTCTTGGTGCAGGCATTGACAATACTAACTTAAATGTCAATGACGGTTTTGATCGAGGCGTACTATTGCATTACAGTACGACGGCTTCATCTTCATCTACATACGATAACCATTCTTTCCTTGGCATGGACAATGCCAGCAAGAAGCTGGTTTATAAGACAGATATTTGGCCAGGCGGCTTCCAAGAATTTCCAGCACTATTTTCTAATACAGGAACTTGGGGTGCTGCACAGTTTGGCAGCTTGAATTTAGTTAATACTACCAGTGCAACTAATACAGTATCTGGTGCGTTGACTGTTGCCGGCGGTGCTGGTATTGGCGGTGACTTATATGTTGGCAACAGAATTTATGCAGCAGGGTTAGAAGTATTAACCACTTCTAGTTTAGGTTCTGGCGGTATTGGTGTAAGTCAAATCTTTGCAGGAACTGACACCGCAGTATCGTCTAACTTTGGTGCAATCACAATCTGGAGCACTGCTACATTAGATTCTATTACCAGCAGAACTTCGTCAACTAATCAAATTATATATTTTAATAATACATCTCAGGCCACAAACACTGCAACTGGCTCAGTACAAGTTGCTGGCGGTGTAAGTATTAAAAAGAATTTATACGTCGAAGGCAGCATATTTGGTGCACCTGGCTACATTGAACACAGCGAATATGCTGGTGCAAGTCCGGGAACAAACCAGTGGATTAAATGCTTGACATGGTCACTGCCTAATGTAGGCGACAGCACTACCTTTAAAATAAAGAGTGCAGTTAAAGCCACTGCTAGTGTAGTTTATAGTGATAACATGGACAACGATGTTCTATGGGTTAGCTATGTAAAAGATGCAGTATCAACTGTGTTGGGTACAGTATATTGGATATCAGAAAGCGGAGAGGCTGCACTGAGTGTCGGCACTACTAACCATACAGTAACATACGATCCTATATCTGGTGATTTTGAATACTGGAGACGTTCAACTGTTGCTGGTGGCCGTATTTGGACACTGATTACTGAAGAAATTCCAGCAAACACAGCATATCAAACAGTTACACCTGCTATGATTGTAAACAGCTCTTGGGCAGCAAGCGTTACAAGTTTAGGTGCTACAGCAACAATTGACGATCCTGATGTTACCTCTTTTGAAGATTTAACAGTAGCTGGAACGTTAACACACAGCGGTACAACTGCTAATATTTCTAACAATACTGCGGCACTGACTGCAAACATTGCATCAGCAGCAACTTTAGCTGCAACACTAAAAACAGTTAACATTGGTACTGCTGGTGTTGCTACATCTATTGCCAACATTAATATTGGTTCTACCATAACAGGTGCGTTGGGTGTATTAACTGTTGGCAGTACACTGACTAATTTTAGAAGTACACAAACTGCAATTAATACTCAAAGTGCTGCGGTAGTTATTACAGGCGGCCTAGCAGTTGGCGATAACATTGTTCTCGGCGACGGTGCAACTACTCGAGGAATTTTAGATGCAAATATAGTTTCAAATGGAACATTTGCAGCAGCAGGAGATGCACAATCCGGGTCATACATTTTACGAGGATTAGCAACTTCAACTTCTACATTTACTTTGACTGTGAATAACACTACTGCAACTACAAACAATCAAGTTATTCTTCCTGATAATTCTAGTTATATGTTTAAAGTATTTGCCACTGCAAAGTCTACTACCAGTAACGATGAAGGTGCATGGGAGTTTAGCGGATCTATTTCTAGATATGCAGGTGCAAACACAACTGTGGTACGCACAGTTAACAAAACAAAAATTTGGGCAAGTCAGGCATACGATGTGAATGTTGTAGCTGATGCAGTAAACGGAGGTTTAAGTGTTCAAGCAATAGGCGTCGCAAGCGGCAGTGTACGATTTGTGGCAAAAGTGGAAACTGTTGAGGTTACGACCTGATAGTTTTGAACTAATAAATACTGAATAACAATTGAGTAACTATGGCAATTAATTTTGATACCAGTCCACAAGGTAATGTAACACTGAAGTCTCCGACTACAGGTACAGTGACCTTAACCTTACCACAGAGTGCTAACACCAGCGGTTGGCTTATTGGTCTTGTCGATACACAGGGAACTTTGGCATTTATTGCCCCAGGAACCGGTGCAAGCGGCGTTTCTGGAGCCACAGGTGCTACAGGACCAGTTGGTTCTACAGGTGCAACTGGTGCAACAGGTGCTACTGGTCTGCAGGGAGCAACAGGTGCTACTGGCCCAACAGGTGCTACTGGTTCAACCGGTGCAACAGGTCTACGAGGTACAACTGGTGCCACAGGCCCACAAGGTACAACTGGTGCCACAGGTCCACAAGGTGCCACAGGTACTGCAGGTGGAGCAGGTGTAGGCGGCGGCACAGGTGCTACTGGTCCAACAGGTGCTACTGGTGCAACAGGTGCTACTGGATTGCCGGGAAGTACAGGTGCTACTGGTCTACGAGGCAGCACAGGATCAACAGGTCCTCAGGGTGCAACTGGTTATCCGGGTGCAACAGGTGCCACTGGCCCAATTGGTGCCACAGGTGGTGCGGGCGGTGTTGGTAATGCAGGTGCTACGGGTGCAACAGGACAACTTGGTGCTACAGGTGCAACTGGTCAAGCTGGTGCTACAGGTGGTATTGGTGCAACAGGTGCAACAGGACAGCGTGGATCAACGGGTGTCCAGGGTGCAACAGGTGCTGCGGGTAACGTTGGTAATGCAGGCTCTACAGGTGCTACAGGTGCTACTGGCTTTACAGGTGCAACTGGTGCCACTGGTTTGCAAGGTGCAACTGGTGCCACTGGTTTGCAAGGTGCAACTGGTGCAGCTGGCTCTAATGGTAGTATAGGTGGAACAGGTGCTACTGGACTAGGATATGATATTACCAGTTCAACATCAAACACTAATGCAACCGGCAGCAAGACTTGGACAGTAAACAAAGCCAGTGCGTTCAGTGTGGGTATGCGTGTTCGCATTGTGTATCCAGCTATTCCAGTTAACTACATGGAAGGTACTATTACAGGCATTGTAGGTTTAGCAATCACTGTGAACGTAGACTATGTTGGTGGGACTAACGGTGCTGGACCATATGCAAACTGGACTATCGATGTTACTGGTATGTTTGGTTCAACCGGTGCAACAGGACCGGTAGGTTCTACTGGTTTAACAGGAACTACCGGAGCACAAGGTACCGGAGGCGGTACAGGTGCTACAGGTGCAACTGGTATACAAGGAAATCAAGGTACAACTGGTGCCACAGGACCTACAGGCGGTGCTGGTGCAAACGGTGGAACAGGTGCAATAGGATCAACAGGTGCTACTGGATTTACAGGTGCAACCGGTGCCACAGGTGCAACTGGCCTAACAGGTTCAACAGGTGCTACTGGCCCAACAGGTACTGGAGGCAGTACAGGTGCAACAGGTGCTACCGGCCTAACAGGATCAACAGGTATTACTGGTGCAGGATATTGGACTCCAATTATCAGTGCAGGCATTACATCTACTAACTATTCTCTATTCACTAAAACTGGTGGAACTAACGGAAACTGGGATGTACAAGTTTATTCAGCGGAAGGATTCGTCCGCGGTGCATATGCAAGTGCCAGTGTTAACAACACCACTGGTCGTGCAATGTTTGGTCTTAACTCTGACCCAGCAAACAACGCCAGCTTTGACACACTTGATTATGCAATCTATTTTAATGCCGGCACCGTGGCAATTTATGAAGCAGGTGCATCAGTATTAACTGGTGGTGCATATACTACTGCTGACAAATTTACAATCACATACGACGGTGGCAATGTTAGATACTGGCAAAATGCAACACTGTTAAAAACAACAGCAAGAGCTGTTTCTAGTTCTCCGCTACATTTTGACTCTAGTTTACAAACTACTGCGGTGGCAATTACTAATGTGGCATTTGGTGCAATGGGAGAAATTGGTGCAACAGGTCAAGCAGGTGCAGGTATTGGTGCAGGCAGTGCTAATCAGGTTGTTTATAAAGACAGTGGTAACTTATTTGCAGGCAGTGCAAACTTAACGTTTGACGGTACTAATTTAAACATTGGTGGTGGCCTAAGATTTGACGGTAAGACATCGTGGGATCATGTTGAAACAACACTGAGTGGCGGCCCAACTTTATCATTTAATGCACTAGGTGCACCGGGAAAGAAACACGCAAACTATCTTGATGAGAATTTCTTTAACGGAACTAACAGTATTGCAGTTTACGATAACGCAAGTTCTGGACAAACTGCTATCACTCGAATTGCAGCACCGTCGGGTACTCCTACTACTTCTGGATTTGTGTTGCAGGTACAGCATACAGGCAGCAGTCAAAGTCCCGGATTCGGCGGATTCTACTTTGCTGTAGGCACTAGAGCCAATGCAATTTTAGTAGCAAGATTTAAAGCTAGACTGCCGGCTGGCTACACGTTAACCTGGGCAAGTAATTCTATCGGAACAAACGGCCAAAGCTATTGGGCAACAAACAATGTAGGCACAGGCAAGTGGGAAGAATACGCATATGTAGTAATCTGCGGTGATTCAGGAACATTCAGTTCAACGCACTTCTTCTACGTTACTGGTAGTCCAACACCTACAGCAGGTGCTCCTTTAACATGGTACATCTGCTCCGCAGCAATATATGATGCAACTGATCAACGAACTGACATTCTTTACTTAGATCGTGCATCCGGTGCAGCTAACATCAAAGGTTACGGAGAAGGTCAAGTTATTATTGACGGCTCTACTACGGGCAAAGGCGTATATTTAAATCACTATGTAAATGCTGATGTCTATGCTGCCGGTGGTGGCGGCAAGATGCGAATTGGTAGTACTGCGGCACCTGTTTTTGAATTAGATGTTGCTGGTGAAGCAGCATTCCAGGGATATGTAAGAATTACTGCAACATCAGGAGTACAAAGTCTGTTGATGGGTAATCAGGACAGCTCGGGTGCTAACAACCCTAGCGTGATCCGTGCAGCCAACGGTACTTTAACTTTTGGTAACGGAAACAGTTGGACAACTACTGGCGGCACTATTACTGATTTTGCTACATGGGCTCCTACAGGTAGTACATTAAACGGCAGCGGAGTTGGAGTCCCTGCCCTAACAATTAATACAACAGGTGCCGGAAACTGGTCAGAAGGTATTAGAGTTAATCCTAATGCAAATACATACTCAGCTATTTTATTCCCACTAGTTGCAGGTAGTACAACTGCATGGTTTGTTGGTAAGATGGCGACTTCTGTTTATAATGATGGCTTTGTCATTATGAAGAACGGATTTACTGGAGGTATTGCAGCAAGGGCCGATGCAGCGTTTGATATAAGTGCGTCCACTGGTAGAACAACATTTGGTTATAATCCGTATGTGGGTACTAACGTTATCTGGCATGCCGGTAACCTGACCAACGTTAACCAGTTAAGCAACGGCCCGGGATTTGTCACAGGTGGCGGTGCAGCCACATTCCAATATGTGTTAACTACCAACGGTGGTTTAACTGACAATAATAATGGTTTAAAAGTTTACGCACCGGGTGGTGGATCATATGTTACTGGCACAAGCACAGTAACAGGTGCAATTAAGATTAGATTACCGCAGTTTAGATCATCTACAATGATGCGAATGACTGTCAAGATCTACGAATACGCAGGCGGCAATGCAGGCACAAGTAGAACAATTGAACTAGGTGGTTACAACTACGGACCAGGTGGTTGGTACAACGTTTTTGCACATCAGATCACACATGGCGGCGGAGACTTAAATGTCCGTTGGGGCCACGACGGCACAAGAAATGCAATTTGGATTGGTGAAACTAGCACAGCATGGACGTATCCTCAGGTATTCATTACTGAATTCCAAGCTGGATATAATGCCTACGGTAATACAGACTGGAATGATGATTGGGCAATTACTTTCCCAACAGCATTTGACACTGTGGAAACCGGCCCAGTTACTGCGGCACGAGCACACACTAATTACAGTTTAACTAACCTAAGTCAGTTAAGCAACGGTCCGGGATACATTACTGCGTACTACACTAGCCCGCTAGATTTCCGCGGCGGTAAGCACATGTTCCATTCAAGCGGAACTGGGGCAAGCACTATTAACAGTGATTCTTATGCACTGCAAGTTGGCCCTGCAACTAGTCGTGTAACAACTGCAAACAGTTACTACGGCGGCATTGCATTTAACCACTTGCTAAACTACTCAGGCGGAACACTGAATGCAGACAATACCAGCTATAATATTTCACCACATGCCTGGGTAGGTTTAAGACTGCACGATACTCCGGGTAGCGAGCGTAGCTTCTTGGTATTTGCAACTAAGCCAGGTACAGGTACAACTGGTGGCGGAACTGATCTTCCTATCGAACGCATGACCATCGATCCAGTTGATGGATTTGTGGGTATTAACGTTACTGATCCTACAACAAGATTACATATTAACGGAGATACTAGACACCAAGGCGATAGTAGATCATATTTTGGACCAAACAGTTCCTGGGGTGCCGATTTAATTATTGGCGGTAACGGCCGCACTGATGCGACTCGTGCTACTGTGGCAGCAACTAACGGCAACCTGCACATTGATGCAGCCAACGGTTACGATCTATACTTAAACTATTACAGTGGTCGACCTATCTATACTAGAGGTAGTGCATTTACCAACTGGGATAGCGGCAACTTAACTAACCTAAGTCAGTTAACTAACGGACCCGGATTTATTACCAGCAGCGGTAGTGTTGATAACCTAGGTGGAATTTATTACGACAGGTTTGTCTACGGTGATAACTCAACTAAGACTAGAGAAACAGGATTAACAGCAGCGTTACCATCCGGATTCTATAACGCCTATAACAACGGCACACCGACCGGTACTTGGTATACCGCATTACATACTCGTCATACCAACACCGGTAATAACTTTGGTAATCAGTGGGCTGCTAGTTTCTATGACGACGGTGAAATTTACAACAGACGTATTGAAAACGGCAGTTACGGTACATGGCGTAGAATTTGGAACAACTTCAACTTAACAAATCTGAGTCAGTTGACTAACGGACCTGGATTCTTAGGCAAGTTTGGTAATGCATATTATCAAGTAGACACTTGGTTGCAGTTAACAGGCAATCATGGTCTGTACGCACCAATTGGCGGCTTTAATAATGCACCACATTTTTATCCAAACCCTAACAGCTACGGTTCATGGTATTCTGAAGGACGTAAAAACGGTTGGGGTGGTATTGAATTTACAGGATATATTAGCGGTAACGTATCGTTAATGATAAACTCAAATACTACTGGATTCCATAACAACAGTTACGGATGGCAGTGGAGATGGGATCAGGGAACAATTTACGTTAACCGTTCAACTTACGGTGCTGGTACACAATATACTGTATGGGATAGTGGTAATTTAACTAACCTAAGTCAGTTAACCAACGGACCTGGATTTATTACCTCAGGCGGTGCAGTAAGCAGCATACAAAACGGTGCTAACTTTATAGGACCTAGTGTATGGCCAAGTGCGGCATTTGGTTATCAATACAGTGGTGGTACAGTTAATTGGGGATTCTCATCAACTGGCGGCCAAGTTAACGTATATGCAGATGGTAATTTCTATGCAACTGACAGCCAACATTTAGTATGGCATGCAGGAAACTTATCCAACCTAAGTCAGTTGAGTAACGGACCTGGTTATGTGGTCAACGGCCAAGGCAGTGTTACATTTAGTGATATCTATAACAACGGCTGGTTCCGTAATAATAATGCCGGCCAGGGTCTATATAATCAAGCAACGGCTAACCATTGGTACAGTATCAACGGAAACTATTGGGATGCAGGCCAGCAAGGCACTGGTGGTATTAGATTACGTAACGGTTATCAAGGCACCGTTATGGGTTACCTATATGGTACTACTGGTAATGAATTTGGTTTATTAAACAGTTCAGGTAACTGGCAGTTGCGTATGGAAGCTGGCAATGCCAACATGGAACTGTATCGTATTACATACTTAGACGATGCAAGAGCCTATATCTATTATGATAGAAACAATACTGGTTACTATACTGACCCTGCAAGTACCAGTAACGTAAACGTACTTAACACAGAAGGTACCACAGTTCGTTGGTTGAGCTTTAAAGGCGAAGGCGGGGATAGCGGTAACGGAACTCGTGCTTACTCGATATTCCAAGAAGGCGGCGGCTGGGGATTCCCATACCCTGACTTAAGAATTGCATTCCATACTGGTCTAAAGTTTGGTGCAAACCTTAGCTACGAAGGTATGCGTTTCTACACAGACTACGATATGAGTGGTCGTGTTATGCAGGTCAACGGTAGCAGCAATTACATCTTTATAGATCGCTGGATAAACGTTTCCGGACATCAAGGAATTTATTCCGATACAAACGGTGCTCACATATATCCAAACAACGGTGACTACGGTTCTTGGCGTATGGACGGAACTCGTAACGGCTGGTATGGTATCTATTTTGCATCTGGTTCTACACTGATGATGAACGACGGTGACGGAGGTATTCATCGTTCGGGCAACGGTTGGAGAATTTATCACAGCGGAAATAACCTGTACGCACGTGGTGAAGTTACCGCCTACTGGTCCGATCGTAGATTAAAGCAGAACATCAAACCTCTAGAAAAAGGATCCGGTTTAGCATTAGTTGATCGTCTAGTACCGTCTAGCTTCGAATGGAACGAATTAGCAACCAAAGTCAATGACGGTTTCTACGAAGGGCAGGTCGAAACTGCACTGATTGCACAAGAAGTACAAGAAATTTTACCAATTGCCGTAGCTGAAAACAAAGCAGGTAGATGTGCTGGCAAAGATTCTAACATCGAGAGTTACCTAACTGTTAAATACGACAAGATTACGCCGTTCTTAATCCAGGCGATTAAAGATCTAAAAGCTGAAATTGATGAACTCAAGGAAATAATAAAAAATGGCACTAATTAAAAGGTATGAACTTGCTAATGGTATTGACGCCGACTCTGCGTACCATGTAATAAGTCAAGTTATAACACATAAGATTCCAACAGATATTCCGGATCCGGGAGGTGTTAGACCGGCTAACTGTCCTGATTGGCAGTGGAAAAAAGGATACTACGGTAGAGTATGCGTACAGGTATTTTATAATAAAGCTGCAAGAGATGCAGGCAAATTACCAATTGCACATATTGGAGTTTATCCTACAGATGTACCTGCAGACATGCGAGTTGAAACCAAATCAGAAACTAATTTCTGGATGTCTATTGACATGGCATCTACAAAAACAGTGGTAGAACAAGCATATGATTTCTTAAAAACTCTAAATTACTATAGCGATGCAGTAGAGGATTGATTATGGCAGTTACTTACACATGGCAAATTACTTCTCTTAGAACTAGAACTGAAGGCGAAAATCTTAATGCAGTAGTGCAAACTTATTGGAAAAAGACCGGCACTGACGAGAACGGTAATTCTGGAACGTTTGAAGGTGCAACACCTTTTTCTGCAGCCAGTGTGCCAGCAGGAGAGTTTATTGCTTTTGAACAACTGACTGAAGAAACTGTGTTAAATTGGATTAAAGCAGTAGTAGTGGGCGATTACGAACAGCATGTTAATGCAAGAATACAAGATAAAATAAACAGTGCCGCAATTTCTCAACCAGAATTGCCGTGGGCACCAGGTAAAGGAACAGCGTCTATTGCTGAACCGGGAGCAGCATCTGTTGCCGACCCGTCTTTACAACCTTAAACTCAGAAAATACCAATAGATTATATTGGTATATAAATAATATACCTTAACGGAGCTTTTATGAACAAGATTAATTTAACTTTAGATATGAACGAACTAAACACCATCATGGCGGGTTTAGGCAAACTACCTTACGAACAATGCTTTGCTGTTGTTGACTCAATCCGTCAGCAAGTCGCACCGCAACTTCAAGAACAACAGGCCGCAGGCGGCCAAGGTGCAATGGGACCTGGTAAAGAATAAATACTAGTTTAGTACAGCGGAGAAAACAATGGCAACAACTTATACCTGGGATATTGAGAACGTAGATTTAATAAGTTCTCACAACGGAAATGAAAACGTAGTATTTCGTGTCACATGGAAATGCACAGCAGACGACGGTGAAGGAAATTCTAAGTATCAGGTAGGAATTGTAGAACTTAACCCTAATGTGAATTCTGAAGTATTTGTGTCAATTGACAACGTAACTAAACAAGATATTATTGGCTGGGTTAAAAATACTGTAGCAGTTTCTGTAATTGAAAGAGACTTACTGCCTAATGTTACTACTATTACTTTTTCAGGAACAGATACCACAACAGCCACTACAGTAGCCGAAGCAATGGCTAGCACTATTGCAAAACGAACAGCAACTCCTGACCCAAATAATACATGATAGGTGAGTGGGCTTATATTAAAAGTTATTTTACGCCCGAACAATGTGATAGAATAATTCAAGAGGCCCTAATTTTGCCAGAACAAGAAGCAAAATTAGGGCCTTCTAGTGATAGGGTTAACAACGAATGGCGTAGAAGCTCAATTCGCGGTATAGTAAGAAACTCCACATGGTCATACTTGTTTAATGAATTAGACAAGGTAGTTGATCAAATTAATAAAGAATGGTTTCAGGTAGATTATAAATTTTTACCTGCAATACAGTTTGCTACCTACACTGGTGAAGAACAGAGTTTTTACAAACGGCATCAGGATGTATTTTTAGCACCGTTACCTACGCAAAGAAAGCTGAGTGTAACTGTACAACTTAGTGATCCTGACGCATACGAAGGCGGTGATTTAAAGTTTTTAGATGTTGGGCATTATCCTAACTCGGAAAATCTTCGTGCTAGAGGAACAGTTTGTGTATTTCCTAGTATCATTTTTCATGAAGTTACACCGTTAATTAGCGGTGTACGACATAGTTTAGCAGGATGGTACGAAGGACCGCATTGGAGATAAATATTATTATGATTACATATACTTGGGAATTTCCTAGATTTGCTGCACACCCTACATTAAACGGCTTGACAAATGTCGTGTATAATGTAGAGTTTATCTTATCTGCAACAGACGGTGAAGGGCACGGATCTCAAATTTTTGGTTCAGTTGGCCTTTCGGAACCTGATCCAGAAACATATAAGCCATTTAATCTATTGACTCAAGATGCTGTGCAGGCCTGGGTTGAAACTGCAATGGGTGAAGAAGTCCTTGCAGATTATAAACTAAATTTAGAAAATCAAATTGAGCAACAAAAGGCACCTGCTGTTGTTACTCTAAACAAGCCTTGGTAATCAGCTGACTATTTCAATTAGCAATTCTATTTTAGTTTTGTTAGTTCGATTAGATAGGCTTCTCTTAACACCTTGATGCAGAGGCTTTGGCCACTGATTTAAACTGCACCATGCGTATCCCACGTGTTCGTCATTAAGCACAGGAATAAACTCTTTGTCAACAATTAACATGTATGTGTTAAAATAAAATCGTTGATCTTCACTAGTAAACAGCTCTAGCGGAATTACTTTCTTTATTTTAGGCAGAGATCCAACTTCTTCTGTGATTTCTCTTTCTAATGCGGCATACGGAGTAGCATCAGCAGGCTCTTTCTTGCCGCCAACAATGCCCCATGTGCCCGCAGTTTTGCCTTGATTTCTTAACAAAAATAAAAATCTTTTTGTATCTTTAGCAAAGAATAAACCTCCACTGCATACAATGTCTTCACGTATCATAAAACTAAACGCCATTCACTAGGATAATACATACCGTCTACACTCTTAGACCACTGGGTGCCATCCCACTTGTATTGTATTCCTGTATATGAATTAGTTATATATGTTGTTTCAGTTGTATCTGCAGAACTGAGAATTATATTCCACTGCACTCCGTCCCATTGAATAATATCATTTGCAGATGCAGTAAAGTTGGTGCTATTACTGTTGGCCCATGCATTAGGTCCATCCTCTTCTGTTGTAACAATATCTTCTAGTATCAAATAACGTGCATCAACACTAGGTGTACCTGGATTAAATGTTTTTGGATTTACAATAGCATTGACTGTGCCCCTACTTACAGTATTTGTAAGATCAGAAATTGCAGTGTTCAGCAAAGTTTCTCCGTCAAACTGAATGTTTAAAACATCCATGTCTGCTTCGTCAAATGGATTAATACTTAGGTAGCCTACAATTTTCCCACCATCAAGTTTTGTAAGTTCGATGTGGCTCAGTCCTGTTCTAAACTTGCCAGGATATAGATCTAATAATGCCTTCCAGTTAATTTTAGTGCCAGCTTTAATTGGAATCTGTTCTAAGTCATTTACTAACAAGTTTTCAGATGCTGCCATTAGTTTAGCTGTGTTATTTGTTAACAAGATCGAAAAGTTGCCCGGAGTTACCGTGACTCTAGATACTGGATTAGAGAAACTAAATTCAGGACCCATTGCACTTGTACCTTGTTCCTCTGCAAAAATGTTAGCAATAATTTTAGTAATGATACCTAACTTTTTAACTTTAGCAGGAGGACTTAACCATATAGGAGTTAAGAAATTCATGGTGGCAATGTCAATGTCGTTTTCAGTACCTTGCGGAATAGTTCTGCTAGACCAATTCATTCCGGTAAGCTCTACATAGCTGAGACTGGTCCAATCAATATAGTTACTAGTAGTCTGTATTTCCATTGCAGGACGAAACAATACTAAAATTTGTTCTAGAATTTGTAGTTTCTGTTCAGTGTTGGTACTCCACACGTCTGCAACAAATTGTAAATTAAACGGTGTTGGCATTAATCGTTCAACTGTATAATTTTCACCTTGCACATTTGCGTAGTCTTGAATAGTTTGTCCAAATGTAGGGCTATCTGGGTTTTCATCAACGTAACCAAACTGCCTTTCTCTAATGTGCATTTTGCCCACAAAGCTAGGATCTTGTAACCTATCGCGGGCTATGTCTAGACTTTTAATATAGCAGGCAATGAAAGGTGCAGAGTTAAGCACGTTCTCACTGTTCTTTTTCAATGTGCTGGCTACTTGCCTAGACATATCTCCATATCTAACTGGTATTTGAATCACATTTCCACGACCATCTTTGTAAGTAAAATTACTCATTAGTCGCATAAATTGTGTCAAGTAACGGCGTATTTGGCCGTCGTAAAAATGTTCCATTAATTTTATCCTCTAGATTTGTCAAGCTCTTTGCATTCAGGGCATTCGCAGTCCGGACAGTATTCGCACTCAGTACAACTATGATCACAGTGTGCAGGACATCCGCATTTGCATTTAGATGTAAATCTTTTGTAATTTTGATAATCGTCCATATATACCTCTATCATAAATCTGCTTCAGGCCCCTGTCGTTTCTTTAAAGCCTTACTTAGACTCTGTCTCTCTTCAATAACTCGGCCTGCAATAGTTGCAGTGTTGTTATTGTTAATAAAACTGCCAAGTTGAGTATGTCTAGTTAATGCATCTGGTGCAGGAATTCCGTCAACTGGCTTGTTAGTCATAGTCATTCTAACATTGCTTTCTACATAAACCCAACCGTTGCCGCTAAATCTAAACAATCTATTTGGCATGTAATCTGTGCGTAAATGATATGCACCTATACCGGGGTTAGCTGGGTATTCAATGCCGAAACTGTAAGGTGCTCCATTTGGTGGTTTGCCGTCTCCTTGAAGATAGCTAATGTAAACGTCTTTTTCAGGAGTTACAAATACAGAACTTGCATCTGCTGCATTACCGTCATAGCTAGCATCAACATCTGTATCAGTAGTGTCTCGAATATCTAATTTGCCATCTTCTTGTAAAGGCAAAATATAATATTGATCAGTGTCGTATCCACTTAACCCAGCATCTGATTCTGCCTGTGCAATAATTTGATTGTTAATGGCAATGTTTTGATTGTATGTTGAAAGGATGTCTCGAAGGCTGTTCTGTCCATCACCGCTGTCTTGATCCAATATCTGTTTGTATTCTTGACTGTCAACTAGTGGCTCACATTTTGCACGGAGCAAATGTGGATACCATGTTTGGCTATAACCTGATGCAGGACGAGCAACATCCGACACTACATAAAATCGTTTTAGTGCAACCATATCGTCGCCTAGTGCATATTCGTCTTTTAAGTGCGGCAGTTCTAACACATCTCCTGCCATTAATTTTCTACCTAACAGTTCTACAATACCACGTAGGTGGAAAGTAATCATAATGTTATCGTTAGATAAGAAGAAACCAAACTGCTGAAGATTAAAATCAATATCCTGCATTGTGTAGATTCCTCGAGAAACATACACATCGGGTTCATATTTTCTGTCTCTATTTTCCATAAACAACACATCTTGTATTCCTAGTTCAGGAATAGGGTTAGTGTTTACAGGAGTGGTAGGAGTTGCCTCGCCCTCTAAAGGGTCAGCAGGACCTAGGTATTTGTGAATAATGATATCAGTACCGCCGACTTGAAACTGTTCATAAATGACACGGTCAATCATACGGAAATCATTGCCTTTTTCAGGGCGGTAAAGTGATAGTCTTGGCATAGTCATATATTTATTGCTAAATATTGGTATGAACGAACTTGACACCCAAAGACAAAACGTAGTTGAATATATCCGTACCATGCTAGGTGACGGGATGGTCGATGTTGAATTAGACCCTAAACACTACAATACTGCTATTGATCGTGCCCTAGCAAAATATCGTCAACGTAGCAGCAATGCTGTTGAAGAAAGTTTTGGCTTCTTAACCTTGCAAACAGATGTTAATGATTACATACTTGCACCAGAAGTTATGCAAGTTCGTCAAGTATTTCGTAGAAGCGTAGGCAGTAGAACAGGCGGTGGCGATGGCGGTACGCTATTTGAACCGTTTAACTTGGCCTATACTAACACTTATCTAATGGCCAGCACACAGATGGGTGGGATTGCTACCTATTATATGTTTGCTAGCTACCAGAAAGAAGTTGGTAAAATGTTTGGTAGCTACATTAACTTTGATTGGAATCCTACTGCAAAGCGTTTGAGAATTACTCAACGCCCTCGCGGAGAAGAAAACGTTCTATTGTGGATGTATAATCAGAAGCCTGATTTTACCATCATTCAAGACCCTTACTCTGGCATATGGATCAAGGACTATGCACTGGCAAACTGTAAAGTCATGCTAGGTGAAGCACGTGAAAAGTTTGCAACTATTGCAAGTCCGCAAGGCGGCACCAACCTAAACGGTACTGCATTAAAATCAGAAGGCAAAGCCGAAATGGAAGCCTTAGAAATGGATCTAATCAACTACAAAGATAACCAAACACCGTTGACATTTGTCATAGGATAATGTAAATTATAGTATCGCAGGAGATACTATGATAGTAGGTTTCGTTGGTTTTATTGGCTCAGGCAAAGACACTGCCGCAGATTATTTGGTAAATTTTCACGGTTATCGACGAGACTCATTTGCAAATACTCTTAAAGATGCAGTGGCCTGCGTATTTGGATGGGATCGCACTCTGTTAGAAGGCCGCACAAAAGAAGCCCGCGAATGGCGTGAACAAGTAGATACTTGGTGGGCAGAACGCTTAAAAATGCCTAATCTTACTCCTAGACTTATGCTACAGTTATGGGGTACAGAAGTTTGCCGCACTGGCTTCCACGACGATATCTGGATTGCTTCATTAGAAAATAAAATGCGAAAAACTGGTGATAATATTGTTATCTCAGATGTACGTTTTCCTAACGAAATTAAAGCTATTCACAATGCTGGAGGTATTGTGGTTCGTATTAAGCGGGGAGATGATCCTGAATGGTATGACGCCGCAGTTAGCTACAATAGAGGCCCCGATGGTAACTCTACTTGGAGTCTAAGCAAGAGTCATTTAGACAAACTTAAGATACACGCTAGTGAAACTGCTTGGGTTGGTAGAGATATTGACCACACAGTCTACAATGATACTACCATCGATGCACTATTCGAACAGATTAAAAATCTGGTGTTAGATCCCCACGCCTCCAAGGTTGTTTGAGCTTGTGTAATATTCGTTGACAGTTAGCACAGACTGTTTTTAAATTTGAATACTTGCAATTACTGATGTCACCGTCTATGTGATACACATCGAACTGCTCCGAGTCTTCACCTTTAAAGCCGCATCTATCACATGCGGCTTTCTTTTTGTACCCACTACTTGACCAGGTAGGGCGAGCTGTCTTGTAACTCTTAGAACAATGATCGCACATTGACCTATAGTATATCCTGCCTTCTTTAAGATAATTGATAGCAACAGGCCTTCTTTGACATTTTTTACATAGATCACGCATACGACCGCCCTTTTAGTTCCCTTTTGTTCAGTATTTAACCCGGTAGTTTTTAGCCATTGGTACTAAATATACAAAAGAAAACCATTATATGGGAGATAACAAATGGCTTTAAATTCACCAGGCGTACAAGTTAGCGTAATTGACGAGAGTTTTTACTTACCGGCAGCACCGTCGACTGTACCTTTGATTTTTGTGGCAACCGCATCCAACAAGCAGAATGCTAGCGGTACAGGTACGGCACCCGGAACACTATCAGCAAATGCTGGTCGAGTTTATTTAATTACTAGCCAACGTGATCTAACTGATACATTCGGAACTCCGCAATTCTATCAAGATGCAAGCGGAAATCCAGTACACGGTGGTGAACAAAACGAATACGGCTTACAAGCAGCATATTCTGTATTAGGTGTAAGTTCACGTGCATATGTTGTTCGTGCAGATTTAGATCTAAGTCAAATTAGTGCAGCAAGTTCTATGCCAGTGGGCGAACCAGTAGACGGAACATACTGGCTTGATACATCTAACACACGTTGGGGTATTTTTGAGTGGAACACTTCTACAGACAGCTTTACTAACAAAGTTCCTCTAGTAATTGATAACGATAACTATGCCACAGTAACTGATGGCGGTACTGGCGTTACTCCAAAAGCAAGTTTTGGCTCTAACGGTCAGTATGCAATAGTAGTAACTAGCGATAATGCCAACACTGTATGGTACAAAAACAGCAGCGGAAATTGGGTAGTAGTCGGTACAAACTTTGAAGCAGGTTTTGCTTCTGCTGCAACATTCTCTAGCACATGCTGGCAGACAAGCCACCCTGTTGTGGTATCTACTGCATCTAACCCTGCATTAACTGCTTATAATGGCAACACATTGATCATCAACGGTCAAACTGTTACCCTAAGCGGAACTACACTAACTGCACTAGCAACTAGCATTAACACTGCTATGAGAGTGCATGGAGTTGGTTCTAGAGTAAATGCCGGCGGGTTCTTAGAGCTATATGCAGATGCTCGTGCAAAGAGTGACGGTTCTGTATCTGACGGAAAGATTAGAATTGTAGAAGGTACTGGATTAGCATTAATGTTAACTGCTATTGGTTTACCAGCAGCTACTTATGATGCAGTAACTCTATATCAAGCACCTCACACTAAGTATCCAGATTTTGGCGATAAGCCAACAGGTTCTGTATATGTTAAAACAACTGTGCCTAACAGCGGTGCAGATTGGTATGTTAAGTTGTACAGCGAAGCACAAGGTGCATTTAGCTTGCAATCTGCTAGTATTTTTGATGAGCATCAAACAGCTATTAATACTATCGATGCTACTGGTGATATTCCAGTTGGCAGAGTCTATATTCAGCAGAACTTTACAATGGGTGCAGGAAGTGCAACAACTTCTACATCTAGTCCGCAGGTTGCTGCATTCAAAGCCTACAGAAGAAACGCCAGCGGTGCAACAAAGATTACCAGCGTTGCTACAACTGGAACAGTTTCTACAACATCTAACTTTGTAATTTACGAAGGTTTAGACACATCCACTGCTGGCGTTGCTAATTATAGCACTGCATACACTGTTAACTTAGTAGCAGGCGACGATGTTGATGATATTATCAGCAAGATTAACGCACTGAATATGACGCATGTAACTGCTAGTGTTGCTAGTTCAAACGCTAGCGGAGCAGCTACAAGTTTAACAATTCAACACGCAATAGGCGGCCAGATCAATCTTAAGAATGGTACAGGTTCACCATTGACTAGTGTGTTAGGATTCTCCGGTTGGAGCAGAAACAGCACTACCGGTATTGAAACTGGAACAAAGAATTTATACGCAAAAGCTACATACGACAGCAGAGACATCACGTTCTATGCAAGTAACTGGAAGCCTTTAGTATACGAAGCAGCAGCACAAACACCATTTACAGACCCAATTGATGGTCAATTATGGTATAGCAGTGTTGTTGACGAAGTAGATATTATGGTTCACAACGGAACAACATGGAAAGGTTATAAGAATGTATATCCTTTAACTGATCCTGCAGGTCCAATTGTTGCCAGTGTAGCACCTACTACACAGAGCAACGGTGATCCATTAGTTGATAACGACATTTGGATCAGCACAGCTGACGTCAGTAACTATGGCAGAGTAGTTTATATCCGTACAGGCGGAAAATGGATTTTACAAGACACTACAGATCAAACAACTCCAGACGGATGGTTGTTTGCAGATGCACGTTGGAGCACAGCAGGAACAAGCGAAGAGATGGCAGACATTGTTGATCTACTAGCCAGTGACTACTTAGACCCAGACGCACCAGATCCAGCATTATACCCACGTGGTATGCATTTGTGGAACCTACGCCGTTCAGGATTCAACGTTAAGAAGTATGTTACAACACACATCAACATTGATGCAAACGACGGTAAGAACCCACGTTACAACGACGAGCAAATGGACGGATCTAACAGCTCTACTCCTTATGTTGCTAACCGTTGGATCACAGTAAGTCCTAACCAACCAACCGGCCAGGGCAGCTTTGGTCGTTGGGCTCAACGAGGTTTTGTTGTAGAAGCATTCAAAGCCCTAATTGACACTAACCAAAGTATTCGTGACACTGACACTGTAATCTTTAATTTGATTGCAGCTCCTGGATATCCAGAAGCAATTCAAAATATGATTGCATTCAACACAGATCGCGGATTAACAGCATTTGTTGTTGGTGATACACCGTTTAGATTACAACCTAACGGAACAGAACTAAACAACTGGGGCTTCAACACAGCGTTGGCATTTGACAACAGTGAAGAAGGTGCAGTTAGCTATGACGAATATATGGCTATGTTCTATCCAAGCGGTTATACAAATGACAACTTAGGAAATGCTATTGTTGTTCCACCAAGCCACATGATGCTACGTACTATCGTTAACAGCGATGCTAAGAGCTTCCAGTGGTTTGCTCCGGCTGGCACACGTCGCGGCGGTGTTGACAATGCTACCAGTGTTGGTTACATTACTAGTGAAGGCGAGTTTAAAACAACTAGCTTGCCACAGAGCTTACGTGATGTACTAGCAGGAGTTAAAGTTAACCCAATCGCTACAATTCCAGGTGCTGGCATTGTTAACTTTGGTCAATACACTCGTGCAAGAAACGCCAGTGCATTAGACAGAATTAACGTTGCACGTTTAGTTGCATACTTACGTAGACAGTTAAGTCTATTAGTTAAGCCGTTCTTGTTTGAACCTAACGATAGAATTACTCGTAACGAGATCAAACAAGCAACAGAAAGCTTCTTACTAGAGTTAGTAGGACAGCGAGCACTGTACGACTTCTTAGTAGTGTGTGATGAAACAAACAACACACCTACAAGAGTAGACCGTTCAGAACTATGGTTAGACATTGCTATTGAACCAGTAAAAGCAGTTGAATTTATCTATATTCCACTACGCTTGAAAAACACTGGCGATATTCAAGCTGGACTATAATTGGTAAATATTAAGGACAAGGAGCACATAAGATGGCAATCGCAAGTTTAAGCAGATTCACAGTTCCACTAGCAGGTGGTGGACAAAGTAGTACCGTTCAAGGTCTATTGATGCCGAAGTTGAAGTATCGCTTCCGTGTATCACTAGAAAATTTTGGTGTTACAAAACCTACCACTGAGCTAACCAAGCAAGTTGTAACGGCAGCTAGACCGCAAGTTCAGTTTGAAAATCAAACAATTCACGTGTATAACAGCCAGATTAACTATGCCGGTAAGCACACATGGCAACCAATGAACTTGACTCTTCGCGACGATGCTCAAGGCAACGTTACTAAGTTAGTTGGCGAACAACTACAGAAGCAGTTTGATTTCTTTGAACAAGCAAGTGCAGCAGCAGGTGCTGAATACAAGTTCTTAACTCGTATTGAGATGCTTGACGGCGGCAATGGCGACAATGCAAATTGGGCAGCTAACGTATTAGAAACATGGGAAGTTTATGGTTGCTATTTGCAGTCAGTAAACTATAACGAATTGGCATATGCTGAGAGTGCTCCGATGGAGATTGCACTTACAATCCAATACGATAACGCACTACAGATCGGACCTTCAGGTCAACCAGTTGGCTTAGGAGCTACTGTAGGAAGAACATTATCTTCCTTAGCAACAGGTTAATTAACCTGTTCAAAGATTGGCCCTTTAGGGGGCCTTTTTTTACGGCTAAATATTACTATGGCAAATGCATTCACTAATTTTCTAGGTCAAGCACTTACGACCACTACGCAGGTTAAAGACTACCAACATGCGAGTAGATTGTATGTTGATGACTATTTTAGACTAGCACCCAAGTCTGGGTTCATGTATTATGTTGTGTTTAACATCAACAGAAATAACAATCCTATCACTGAACAGTTTTTAACAAAGAACGGTGCTGAGTTAGGTTTGCTGGTAAAAAATATCGACCTACCTAAATACAGAATTGCTACAGAAACAATTAATCAGTACAATAGAAAAGCTATTGTACAGAGTAAAATTGAATATCAACCAGTGGCTATGGCGTTTCATGATGATCACAATAACACCACTACTGGTATGTGGAAAGCCTATTACAACTATTATTTTGTTGACGGAAAGAACACTTCTGCATTGACCATTGCCCCAGGATTTGCAGATACAAAATATAAAAAGATAGGAACCAATGTTAACGAAAGCACAGCGTTTGGTCTAAACAATGGGCAAACAGATCCTTTCTTTAGATCTATTGAAATTTATCAGCTCAATAGAAAACAGTTTACAGCGTTTGTACTAGTCAATCCTATTATTACAGATTTCAGTCACGATAAACTAGATCAAACACAGAGTAAATTGTTAGAAAATAATATGACTGTGCAATTTGAAACAGTACTGTACGGAACTGGGCAAATTAAAAGAGATAGCCCTACTGGGTTTGCTACTATACATTACGATACAACTCCCGGCCCATTGAGTATTTTTGGCGGCGGCAACAATAGTATATTAGGGCCAGGCGGCATTATCCCCGGAATTGGAGAAATATTTGGCGGTGCAGGTGATGCAAGTCCGTTAGGATTATTCAAAACTGCAAGAGGTGCCGCTGCAATTTTTAACAATGCTAAGAATATCTCCAAGGCAAGTATCTTATCAGAAGGTTACGGAATTTTAGACAAAGTTGCAAGAACTGGAAAGTTACCTGATGTGTTAACTGGAAAAAGTCCTGCTGGACTTTCTCTAGCAACATTACCAGGAGAGATGCCTACTACCGCAGTACCTAGGTCGCAGCAGGCCGGTGGCGGTGGCTTTAATTTAGGCGGATTAGCGGCAGGCATCGGCGGAGCAGTTGGCGGATTAACTGATAAGATCGGAAACGCAATCAAAGGATTGTTGCCGTCTAGTGCTGCCGGCACATCTGCCGCAATTGCAACTGCTCGTGCAGAAAAAGCAGCATTGGCCTCAGATATTTCCGCACAGATTGCACAAAGTCGCAGTTTAAAAGGCGAACTAGATGCAAGGATTGCAGCAGCAGACGGGGACCCTGAAGCAGTAGAAGCAATCTATGCAGAATTTGATGAGCTTGGCTACACAGATCCTGATAAATTAACATCAAGTTTAAACACTATTGCTTTAGAAGATGCAGAATTAGAAACATTACTAGCAGAGGCAGAAGCTTCTGAAAATTCAGATGAAACAATAGGTGCCGACGATCCGTTCGAAACTGAAAGGCTAAATGCCGAAACTCGATTCTCAGACACAGAAGACATAGATGTTTCAGAAGCAGAAGTATACGAAGTCCAAGAAGATGACGACGATTCAACAACTACATATTTTGCATAATGTATACCAATATACCACCTAAACAAGCAGCAAGGTCTGCAAGTGATTTATCAAACAAGAACTTAAATCAATATAATGATTTACCTGTTCAATTACATAACGACACGTTGACCGCAATGAAAGGGCTATTGTCTAACAAAGGATTCAGCGACGAATCTGCAGAAAATATTGCCATAACAATTATGATGCAGGCCAAGCGTGACAGCTTTAATCCGATGAACGTTCTCGATTCTATGAAAAATTTAGGAAATGTTGAGCTGAGCCAGTTAGTATCGGAAATATTAAATTTCAATAGATTTAAGACCAGTGTATTGGGCACAACACAAAACATTACACCCGTTGAAGTGGTTAAACGTAACATTTTACCCTAATGAGAAACACAGCTAAAGGTCGATACATTCCCAAAAATCCTGAAAAATTTGTGGGGCAACATGATCCTGTTTATAGATCAAGTTGGGAACATACGTTTATGCTGTTCTGCGACAACAACCCTGCAATAGAGCAGTGGGCTAGTGAAGCTGTTAAGATTCCTTATAGAGATCCGCTCACCGGAAAGAATACAGTATACGTTCCGGATTTTTTAATCGTCTATTCGGATAAGAATCAAAAACGTCATGCGGAAATGATAGAAATTAAACCCAACAATCAAGCAGTAAAAGAATCTGTGGGCAAGAACCCCCATAATCAAGCAGCTTATGTAAAAAATATGGCAAAATGGGAAGCAGCCAGTGCATGGTGTAAAGCCCGTGGAATACAGTTTAGAGTAGTAAGCGAGCGTGATATTTTCCATAATGGCAGTAAAAAGCGATAAGTAATATTATGACAAAGAAACTTGAAGAACTTTTTAATTTGCCGCAAGATAACGAGGAAGTAGTTATTCCTGCCGAACCTATAACAATTTCCTTACAAGAAAAACTAGAAGAATTTGACAAAATTTCAGCAGCCTTACCTCGTGTTAAAGGACTTGGCGACATTAGCGATAGTGAATTAGATGCACTAGCAAACAAAGCTGAAAAAGCCTACGACGATCTAATGGATCTAGGTATGAACGTCGAAGCACGTTACGGTGCCCGCATGTTTGAAGTTGCAGGCAATATGCTAAATGCCGCAATCACTGCCAAAAGTGCAAAAATTGATAAAAAGTTAAAAATGGTAGAATTACAGCTAAAAAAATATGCTGTAGATAAAAAAGAAGGTAATGCAAATCCTGAGTCAGTACAAGCTGAAGGAGTGCTGATTACAGACCGTAACAGCCTCATTGCAAAACTTAAAAATCTGGATAAATAAAGCATAGGAAATCACCATGAGATCATTTAAAGAATATCTTACAGAGTCTGTAAAAAAATACGATTTTAAAATTAAAGTCGCACAAGAATGCACCTCTGAATCAGAAGCAAAGATGAAGGGTTTATTAGAACGTTTCAGCGTAGCTGAGTTTAGCAAAAAAGGCAAAACTCCTATCCAGCAATTACCACTAGACTTTCCAAAAATTAAAAATGCAGAAGTTAGTATCTACGAAATCTCTCTTAATTACCCAACTACTGCAAATGAATTACACAAATATCTGACAGCAGAATTAGGCATTAACGAAAACTACATGGTAGTACGTAGCCCATTAGAGCCGTCGGAAGAATATCAAGAACCCGTAGAAAAGAGAGAAGGTGCGTTACTAACAGATAGTGAGTACAAAGAATTGCCTAATGCAAAGTTTGATGATTACTACGGTGAAAAATATAATACATCATTTTTGAAACAGTTAAATGCAGATGCCGCAGCTAGACGCAAAGAGCGTGGGGAACAGATCCCTACTTCGGGTCAATAAAGGAAATACGAATATGGAAATGTTAAACATACTTAAAAAATTGTCTAGCCTAAACGGCAGCAACGCACAGCCTGCACTAGTTGAAAAGCCAGCAGTCTTAACAGAAAGCAAAGAAGTAGAATTGAATCTACCTGAGCCAGATATGTCCGAGCTAAGAGCATTAAGCGGTTTTAAGAAACAACTTAATGAGTCTGCACTTGCAGAATGCGGTATGATGGGCATGGGGTCTCCAATGAATATGGCACCTCAGATGCCAGCTAGTATTAACATGAGTGCTGGCAATGCACAAGAAATTGTTTCTATGATGCGTGGCATTATGGATCTGGCTAAAACTGATACTCCTAGTGCTACAATGGGTATGCCAGGAATGGATCCTATGATGAAAGCATTGGGCGATGTTGACATGGATGGTGATCATGATATGACGGATCACGATCTTGAGCAACCAGATGATGGCCCATTAACTGCTGAGCCTCCTGCAAACATAGACGATAGCGGTGCAGACGAATTAGCTGACATTATTAAAAAGATTCGCACAGGGCAACCAGTAAAAATCTCCACAGATATGCCAGTTAAGGTTACTAGCGACGAACCTATTAAAGGCAGCACAACTGACAAGTTAAATGCACGTGATAACGGAAAGCCAGAAGACGAAGGGTATGATAATACACCTGATCCAAAGACACGCGATTATAACCCTAACGACTTTGCACATGTAGTAAACAAAGTTCGTGATTTTGATTATACTCCGCCGAACAGTGGTTCTAATCCAATGCCCGATCCGAACGCAAAAAAGAAGGAAGAGACTGCTAGCCCGGTGGCTGCATTTGAATCTAAGCTAATGGATGATTATAGAAAGTTTGTTGCAGAAGGTCCGAAACCTGAAGACGTTCCTGCGTTTATCCGTAAGTCAAAAGAGCCCGGCAAGGCCGCTAATAAAGAAGCTAACGACAAACGAAACGAAAGGGTTGGTGCTAAAGTTTTCTCTAGCCCAAGAAAGTAATCCATTTGGATTAACCAAATAGCCTCTTAGGAGGCTATTTTTTTCGGTAAATATTCACATGTCAGCTAACAAATACGATAACTTAATCAAGAAGCCCTATTCTACACAGAAATGGACAGAACAGGACATCGAAGATTTAATGAAATGTACTGATTCAGTAATTGGCCCTCATTATTTTCTTGATAATTTCTTCTACATCCAACATCCAGTTAAGGGTAAGATGAAGTATGTACCGTTCGAATATCAGATAAGATTAATCGACAGTTATCACGATCATCGATTTAATGTAAATTTACTACCACGTCAAACAGGTAAAACTACTACCGCGGCGGGCTACCTGTTATGGTACGCTATGTTTATTCCTGATTCAACTATCTTAGTTGCAGCTCACAAGTATACAGGTGCCCAGGAAATTATGTCGCGTATTCGTTATGCATACGAATTATGTCCCGATCATATTCGTTGCGGTGTAAAGAGTTACAATAAACAGAGCATTGAATTTGACAACGGTTCACGTATTATTGCACAGACAACTACTCCGACTACTGGTCGAGGTTTATCTTTGTCCTTACTATACGCTGATGAGTTTGCATTCGTTGAACCTAACATTGCTACAGAATTCTGGACGTCTATTAGCCCTACACTAGCTACTGGTGGTAAGGCGATTATTACTTCTACGCCAAACAGTGACGAAGATCAGTTTGCACAGATCTGGAAAGAAGCAAACAAGAAATTTGACGAATACGGGAACGAACAAGAAGTTGGTCGTAACGGATTCTTCCCCTTTAGAGCATTTTGGAGAGAGCATCCAGACAGAGACCAAGAGTGGGCTGACACTGAAAAATCCCGTATTGGTGAGGAGAGATTCCGTCGAGAACACGATTGCGAATTCTTGATTTTTGACGAAACTCTGATTAATAGTATTACATTATCTGATCTAGAAGGTGTTGACCCGATCATGAAAATGGGTCAGGTAAGGTGGTACAAGAAGATAGATCCTAACAGTATATATGTTGTGTCTCTTGATCCAAGCCTGGGCACGGGCGGGGATTATGCAGCACTTCAGATATTTGAAGTACCTAGCTTTGAACAAGTAGGCGAGTGGAATCACAATACTACTCCAGTTCAACAGCAGGTTAGAATCATGCGAGATATTTGCAAGCACATCGATAATGAATGCTCAAAGAGCGAAAATAGAGGCCAGATCTATTACTCAGTAGAAAACAATACTGTTGGAGAAGCTGCTCTAGTTGCAATTAACGAAATGGGCGAAGAAACTATACCCGGAATGTTTATGAGCGAGCCCATTAAGAAAGGGCACGTGAGACGATTCCGCAGAGGTTTTAACACTACAAATGTAAGCAAAATATCCGCGTGTGCAAAGCTCAAGCAGTTAATTGAACAAAAACGTTTAAAAATTAAAAGTAAAGCCCTAATCAGTGAGCTTAAAACTTATATTGCAAAAGGCATTAGTTTTGAAGCAAAAACCAATGAACACGACGATCTAGTATCTTCTACGCTACTAGCAGTACGGATGATCAGCCAGTTAGGTGATTGGGATCCTACAGTGTACGATCGAATGGTAGAAGATAGGGCAATGGACGATATTGATCTGCCCATGCCGATATTTGTATCACATTATTAATAAATACGCTAATATGAATATCATCGAATTTATTGCACAAGACGTCTTTGACAAAGTACGCGGCCGTTTCACTAATGTTGAGATGGGTGACGCCGAGGGCACAATAACCACCGCACCGAAAGATGCACGATTTTTTGACTTTGATTTTGTCATTGAAGGCAACAATTTAGGTCGTGTTAGTGTTTCAATTAACGATTTAGGCAGCTTAAAAGTTTTCTATAGTCAAGGTATTACTGAGGACGTAGACACTATTACTCTTAATGAGTGGTATGAATTTTTAAGAGAAATGCGTTATTTTGCCAAACGTAGAATGCTACGATTTGACACTAGAGACATTACAAAAAGCAATTTAAACAAGAATGATTTTCAATATCTTGCACAAACAGGAACGAAGGAAAACAATATGAACGAGTCTGCAATGATTGGTAGAGGTCCAAAGACCAGCATGAGAAAACTAGAAAACACTAGACTGATTGTACGTCACTCTAAAGTAGTTGACGAAACACAGAAGGGTGCAAGAAGTAGAAATATTAATTCCTTATATATTGAAAACTCCGACGGTGAACGTTTTAAGTATCCTTTCATCCACTTGGCTGGTGCTAAAGCAATGCAACGTCATGTATCAAATGGTGGCAGACCGTACGACGATGCAGGCAAAGAAATTATTTCTCTAAGCGAAAAAGTAAGTCAGCTAGTTGCATTTAAAAGACATGTAGGACACCACGACGGCATGAATCAAGAAGTAAATGAAATTCTTGAACGCAGTCAAGTAAAACTTGAACAAATTCGTAAAGTAATCGAAGGACTTGGCGGACAGAAATTTTATGAATCATGGGTAGAATCTCTTCAACCATCTAATGAAGATGACGGCTTTGTGTTAGATCAAGCCACTATGGAAGACTACAAGAGTAAGTTTACAGTTAAGAATTTCAAAGAAGACTTGGCACAATACTTTCCACTGATCCACAAAATTATGCAAGAAACAAGTGAAATTGATCTTGAAAGTTTTGGTGAAGTTGAAGAAGATATTAGTGAAGAAACAATGCCAGTTGATGACTTTGCTGCATTTGAGTCTTGGGCAACCTCTGTATCTGAAGGTACACTAGAGCCTGACACTATTATGGCATTGAAAGATCTATTAGACAACGGTTTAACATTTGGCGGCCCAGATGCAACCGGTGCTATTGAAGCACTGCAAGGTATTGGAGTGTTTAATGATGCACTAGAGAATGCACTAACAGCAGCCGCACAATTAAACCCAGAGGGTGATCCTAAAGGCACAATTTTATCTTGGCTGATGAAAGATGATCCAGAAGCTGCACAAGAACTAAGCGGAGAGCAGCCGGCTGAACCTGCACCTGCACCTGCAGAAATGCCTCCAGCCGCACCTCCTGCAGAAATGCCAGTCGATCAACCTGTTGCGGAAGCCCCAGAAGATCGCACAAGCTATCAGGTTGCTAAAATTCTTTTTGATAAAGGTATCAAATACGATTCTGCAAAAGAAAACGAATTGATCAGTGCTATTGGCATGATATTAGTTAAACATCTTGACATGAGTCCAAAACATGCACGTCACATGATCAGCTATGACGAAGACTTTGTAGGTGATACATTATCAGAATTGAGAAACATGGATAACACGCCTGAAGAAGGTGAAGACATGGAAAATCAAGAAAGCAAGCCAGAAGGTCGTAGCCCGTCAATGAAAGAAATTGTAGAATTTATCAAACCTTTCTATAATAAACACGCCCAAGAACAGGGTTTAGGCGAGTGGCGTAAAGGTCCTACTGAGTTAGGCATTATGGCTGGCAAGCAATTTGGCGATCATGTTGGCAAACTTGTAGAGAAGTATGTTGAAGAAATGCAGGCCAAAACTGAAGCAATGCGTAGTCAACAAGAAGCCACAATGCAGTTCGAAGCTATTAAAAAACTAGCAGGTCTTTCAAGAATTTAAGTCACAGCAACCTTAA